ATAGCCAGGAACTTTGCAGAAACTGGAATGAAAGATTTAATGCGTACAATCTATGAGCTTGTACACAAGTATCAGGATAAGGAACGTGTTGTCATGCTGCGTAATGACTGGGTTCCTGTTCGACCTGACTCATGGAGTGACAAGTATGACTGCACTGTTAGTGTAGCTCTTGGTAACGGAAATAAAGACCAACAGATGATGCACTTATCACAGATGTTATCATTTGCTGGTGAGTCAATGAAGGGTGGTCTACCTATTGTTAATATACAGAATATGTATAACTTAAGTGCAGCACTTGTTAAAGCAATGGGATTTCAGAATGTCGATGACTTCCTGACTAACCCAGCAACAATACCACCGCAACCTCCACAGCCTGATCCAGAACAGCAAATGGCTCAGATGGAAATGCAGGTGAAGCAGAAAGAACTAGAAATTAAATCTGCTGAAGTCCAAATAAAAGCACAGAAGATTCAGCAAGAGTATCAGAAAAATGCTGTAGACGCGCAACTTAAAGTTGCAGAACTTAAACTCGAAGAGAGGCAAGGAAGGCCAGTAGCAATAGGATAATATGACTCCAGAAGAAAGGGAACGAAGAGCGAAGGCGCTTGTAAGCGATCCATTGTTAAAAGAAGCATTTGATACACTAAAAGAAGATTTAATGAACCGTTGGAATCACAGTGGTTCAACAGATTTGGAAGCTAGAGAATCTATCTGGCTTGCAATAAGACTGCTTGACAAAATTGATGGTCACATAAAGTCCATAGTTGAAACCGGACACATGGCTAAAATGATGGAAAAGCAACACCCATATATCTGATAGAGGAATTTAATCATGGCGGATACGCAAACTGCCCCGCAAGCACCGGCTGGATTACAGCCAATCCCCGCGTTAGGCGGAAGTATTACCGAAGCGCAAGAAGCATTGCTTGGTTTAATGGACCCTGAAGAGGCTACTCCTGAAACTGAGGAAGCTCAACCTACCGAAGATGTAGAGTCTACCGAGGAAACTCAAGACGAATCATTGGAAGAGGAACCCGAAGAGGAAGAAGAGGCTGAAGAAGCCGAAGAAGAATCTGAGGAACCCGATGAAGAAGTAGAAGAGGAACTCCTGTATGCCGTCAAAGTAGACGGTGAAGAGCAGGAAGTAACCCTTGACGAACTTATGAAAGGCTATAGTCGCCAATCGGATTACACCAAAAAGACGCAAGAGTTGTCTGAAGGTCGCAAAGCTATTGAGCATTTGTATGGTCAATATAACGCTGAGATCAATGCAGTACAACAGGAGCGTCAGCAGTATATTTCAGCCTTATCTCAAGTTATAGAACATTCAGTAGCAGGTCTTGATGCCTACCAAAATGTAGATTGGGAAGCATTAAAAAATGAAGACCCTATTGATTACTTAACTAAGAAGGAAGAACAGTCTGCTATGCAAAACCAAGTTGCGTATAATATGCAGCAAAGAGAGCAAGTAGTAGTAGCGCAAAAACAACAGCAAGCTCAACGTCGAGAACATTTCCGTTTATCTGAACAACATAGATTGGTAGAGGCTTTACCAGAATGGGCGGATTCGGATACAAGGACACAGCTTACTAATGATATGCGTGAGTACGCTCACAGTAATGGTTTTACTGAGCAGGATTTAAGCGGCCTTATTGACCACAGATACTTCCTAACGCTTATGAAAGCGCAAAAGTATGATGCGCTACAGAAATCTGATGTCAAAGCAAAAAAGGTTAAGAACAAACCTAAAGTTGTTCGAGCAGGTTCTCCGAGAGAAGGTAAAGTAAGTGATAAAAAGAAACGTACTGCCCAAATGAAGCGTCTTCGAGAGACGGGTCGTGTAGACGATGCCTTTAGTCTCTTTGAGGATTTCGTAGACATTTAACTAAGGAGGGATATGCTATGGCAGTTCCTGCAAACACTCGCTTAACCTTCGGGGGTATACAAATCCGCGAAGATTTAAGTGATATAATTTATAATATAAGCCCAACAGACACGCCGTTTATGTCTGGTATTGGTCGAGGCTCCGCTTCTAACACTCTCTTTGAGTGGCAGAAAGATGAGTTAAGCCAATTTGCCGCTAACCGAAAGTTGGAAGGCGACGATCCAGGATCGCTGGTAGTTGCACAGCCAACCCTGTTGACGAACTACACTCAGATTTCTGAGAAAGCAGTTCAGACATCAGGCACGGCAGAAGCAGTAGATTGGGCGGGAAGAAAATCTTCTCAGGCATATCAGTTAGCTAAACGCGCAAAAGAAATTAAGCGCGATATGGAATTTATGCTTACTGGTGAAACCGCTAAGTCTGCTGGTGCTGCTGGCGCAGCTAGAGCCACGGGTTCCTTAAACAACTATATTGGTAGTACAGTTGTTGCGGATTCCAATCTTATCGATGGCCCGACTAACGCTTCGGTGGCAAACGCCAACAATGATGGTGGTGCGGCGAAAGCTCCTAGTGGTGCAGACGTTATACTATCGATGGCTATGCTCAACACCTGTGTCGAACAGATTTGGAAGGCTGGTGGTACGCCTGACGTAATCATGTGTGACGCTCCGTTGAAAGTTAAGTTGTCAGGTCTAGCTGGTTCAGTAGTTGCTGATATTGTTTCCAACCATGATAAAGCGTCCCCGGCGGCTGCCATCAATTCTATTGATGTCATCGTAACGGACTTTGGTACTTTCAAGATTGTACCTAACCGCTTTTGTCTAGCTAACCAGTTGTATGTTTTGGATTACGATTTTTGGAGCGTAGACTATCTACGTCCCTTCAAAACCGAAACCCTTGCTAAGACTGGTGATTCCATCAAACAGATGATGGTTGCTGAGTATGGCCTTCGTGCTAAGAATGGTCAGGCATCCGGTACTCTTATTGGTATCAAAGCAGCGTAATTGTTTTTGGGTGGGGGCTTCGGCCCCTGCCCATTTTCATTGAGGAGCTAATGAGCAGAGCATTACTTAAAGAGGGGCTTAAAAAGCCTAAAGAAACAACGGTAAAGAATAAAAAACCTTACAGTGAGAAGGCGTCTATAAAGAAAGCTGTTTCATCATTAAAGAAGATGTCAGAAACGCCGGGGTCATTACCATTATGAAGTATACAAGACCAACTACTGTAGAGGATCATGCTGATGGGACTTCTACTATCACAACTCATCAAGATGCTACAGACATCCTGAGCAGCAATAAAGAACATTTGAAAGACTATGGCGACAAACTTACTTTTGGTAAGCAACAGCATGGGATGAGGGTGGCGTCTATCCCAGTAGGAATATGGGAACAGTGGATGACAGAAACTAATGGCGCGATAGAGAAGGATCACAATCTAATGAAGAAGTATCTCAACGATCCTGATAACGCTTTTCTACGCACCACACCAACGAGGCTATAATTATGTGGTTATACAATCCCGGTCAACCCGGAGCAACCCAAACAGATTTTGGCATACTGAACAACAGCGTCTATTTTATAGCCCGTAGATAATGGCTATTTCGACATACGCAGAGCTTCAGACCGCTGTAGCTAATTGGTTAGACAGGGACGACCTGACTGACAGAATACCAGAGTTTATAACTTTGGCAGAAGCGAAGATGAATCGTGTTCTGCGTATATCCCTTATGGAGAATATTAGCACCGCAATATCAACAGTTGGCGGTCAGAGGGACTATAGCCTTCCTGCTGGATTTACTGGTATGAAAGAGTTCCATCTTAATACTGATCCTTTGACACCGCTATCCTACCTCACACCAGAAATGATGAGTAGGCTGTGGGCTGGTAGCACCTCTGGAAAACCGCGAGCATTTACATTATTTTCTGATGGTGGGACAAGAAAGATAAAACTAGGTCCAGCACCAGATGCGGTCTATACGACTTCTATGCTCTATCTTAAAAAGATTGACAATCTATCTGTTGCGAATCCTACAGAAACAATGTTGACGGAGAATCCAGATATCTATTTATATGGGGCATTACTAGAGGCAGAGCCTTTCCTTATGAATGATGGTAGGGTTCAGTTATGGGCTGGTCTACTACAGAAGGTAGCACAAGACCTACAAGATAGAGATAATTTTGACCGTCACTCTGGTTCTGAGTTGAGGGTAATAAATACAGGAGGGTATCCCTAATGGCCCTAGAAGTTGCGAACTATATTGACGAGTTAGTAATAACTAACCCCACTGCGAGTGATCCTGTATCTCAGGGTGATGACCAACTACGCTTAGTAAAGAAGGTTGTTAAGCAATCTTTCCCCTCTGTTGACATAGCTGTTAATGCTATACATACAGCAGCTACTGCTCCAGCAACTTCTATTACAGAAGGATTAGTCTGGATTGATACATCAGCCGGGGCTGGTAACCACGTAGCTAAGATATACGATGGCTCTACCTTTATCACATTACCGTTTAGCGTTGAAGTAGCTAACACTGTAAACATTGATGGCGGTACAATTGATGGGACTGTAATAGGCGGTTCTGTTGCAGCAGCCGTTACAACGACTAGCTTAGTAGCAACTACCGCTGACATCAACGCTGGTACTGTTGATGCTGTTCTTGGTGGAACAACTCCTGCGGCAGTTACCGGCACAACCTTAAAGGCTAACACTAGCTTAGAGTTGGCAACAGGCGCAACAGTAACCGGTATTGATAACGGTGGTGTAGCAACAGGTAGCGCTACTCTTGTACCAACTCAGGGAGCGGTAAAGACCTATGTTGACGCACAGGTATCAGCGCATGATTTAGACTACACAGATTATTCAGATACTGGTGGACTTAGTGTTGATCTTGATACTCAGACATTTAAGATAACTGGTAGCACTGGTGTAACAACTGCTGGTTCCGGGCAAATACTTACCGTATCAGGTACTGACGCTACTACAGCGGCAAAAGGTGTGGCCTCTTTCTCATCAGATCACTTTGGTGTATCTAGCGGCGCAGTAACAATAAAGACTGATGGAATTGATGACACCCTTATAGACTTTGGAACAGGGACTAATCAGGTATCCTCAGCAGATGTACCAG